GAAGACGACGAAGATGACAAAGATGACGAAGATGTATATTCTTTTTTAATAGATTTATGTTTTGATGCTACTTGTTTTTTACTTACAAATAAATTTGTTAATAAATCGGTAATGTTTGCCATGTAATATGATTAACAAATAAAATAATTTGAAAAAGAATACGAGTTTATATTAATTTTCCCATAAATGTTCCCAGAATACATCTATAAGATATTCTCTTTTAGGATAAAATTTTCTAAATATTTTTCTATAATACATCTCTTCTTTAGTCTTTGGCAATGTCTTCATATTCACATTTAATTCATTTAATAAAGTATTTACAAATATATTAAATTCATTATCAGATACAAGCGCATTTATATAATTTGTTAATCGAAGTTCAAAATTAGTTAAAGAATTACATAAACATTGATGTTCTCTCCATAAATAATCATCCTTAATTATCTCTTCCCCATATACACTCTTTTCAAATGACTTTCTGAAAATATATTTACTAACAGGAGGTTTATCTGCATCATAATAATTTGGCTTACGGAATTTTGGATGTAATGTTAGCATATATTCTATTAATTGTTTATTTAAAAATGGATGTCTTACTTCTAGACCAAACATACTCGCCATTCTATCTGTTCTTAACAAATCAAATTTGTATAAATTCTGTAATAATTTTACACTTTGTCGTTGAAAATCACTATCATTTAATTCATTAAACTTTTCATAACCACCTAATTCATCCAAGCCATCACCAGTTAATAATACCTTTACATTCGTATTTGTTTTTATATAATTCATTAAATAATAAAAGGGTAGAGATTCTCTAACAGTTTCTGGTTCAAAACTCTCTAAATGATAAATAACTTTATCAATGTCAGAATTTAAAACAACCATTTGATTAATATTAATAATATGGTGTGAAATATCTATTGAATATTTTTTTTCTAAAAAATCTATAAAACTAGGAGCATATTCGCAGTCTAAATTTTCACCTGCTAATTGGTCTCCTAATGTAAATACATGTAACGGATGATTTATAAAATTATGATTATGTTCAACTAAATATTTAACAACAATGCTTAATATCAATGAACTATCAAAACCAGATAATAAAATGCCGATATTTTTGTCTGTATTCTTAAATCTACTTATAACACTTTGTGTTATTTTCTCTTGCAAATTTTGATAAATATCAGTTAAAGAATCAGGCTGAGTAGATTCAATACTACAAACAGATAAATCTTTAAAATTATCTAAAGAGTAATATGTTGTAAAAGTGTCTTGTTTTTGCATAATTGACTTATGAAATGACCAATAAGTTCCAGGTAACACATATTGAATAGTATATGATAAGTTATGTAGTATATAAGAAGGCAAGGCTTTTAATTCAGAAACAAAAATATATAATGACATATCTGCATTTTTAACATAATATAATGGCCTCATTCCCAAATAATCTCTACACGCATATGCATTTATTTTATTTAATTGAAATGTTTTAATATTTTCTGTTAATACAAATGAATATTCTCCATCCAACATTTCTAATGTTGATTCCAGACCATTTTTAATATATAATGGTAATATAACTTCTACATCTGACGTTGAAGATAAATCTTTATCTGTTAATTCATATGAATCACGTAATTCTGAATAATTATATATTTCACCATTACATAATAATCTTCTGTCCGGTCTATTTCTTAATTCAGGATAAGTCATTATTTTGTTAATAATTGGATCTTCAAAGGGTTGTGTAGCATTATATGAATTATCATTGATAGACAAACGATGATGTGCAAATACAAAATGATACTGTTTATATGTCATTATTTCATCTTTTGTTAATGTCAATTGAATAGTTTGTTGTTGAATCTGATTTAAATTATTTAAATTGTCAGATGATAAAATAACAAAATTTGAATCGTCTGGGCCTCGATGTTTCATTCTCATAAAGGAATTTATAAAATCAATATTGATACTTGTATCATTCGTATAAATAATAAATTCAAATCCGCCCATAATTAATATATCACTATATATTAATTCCTAAAATATTTCGCGAATTTATTTTTCATTATTATGAATAATAATAGTATGAAATTCATCAAATTTCTTAAATATCTCTGTTTTATCACTTGTAGTTATACGTTTTACATGTAATTTTTCTTTTAATTTTTCAATAAACGCTTCTTTTAATTGTTTCATATTTTCATTAATTAATTTATTATTATTCTTTAGATAAATAATATAAAGAACTAATTCTTCGTTAATCATTTTCTCAGTATCTTTATTCAATAAACTTTTTACAGAACTCGGTTTTCTAACACCCTTTTCTTCCTTTTCTTTTGATTCATTAAAATAAAATGATGCAGTCTTTTCATTAAACTTTAATAAGTAAATATCCTCTATAACACCATTTTTAACATTCCATTTAATATCTTTAAACTTGATTTTATCAAAATTATGAACAACTAATTCTTTTACGTTTTGAATAACACTCTCTTTACTATCCTCATCTATTAGGCCTGGTTCAAACAAATATTTAGCAAGATAGTAATCTATAAAGGAATAATATCTATCCAACTTTTCATCGTATGTCAATTGACTCCATTTCTTAAAATATTTTCCCTTTTGCCGTTGGATAGGTTCCTTTTTCATGTGTAATATTGTATATATGTGTTGATACAACTCCTGATTTAAATTACTTATAGAATTACGTAAAAATCGCTGAGAAACGTCAATCGATTCTAGAATGTGTTTATATTCAATAATTTTATCATCATACACGTTTATTATAGCCCGTGTCGTTGAACATGATGTTTTTAATATTAATTCTTCGGTTGAAACTAATGTAATATCTTGTTCCTTTTTAACATTAATAGGTATAAAGGTTTTATAATGAACAAATAAATATTCATGAATATTCAAACCAGTTTCCATAACAAGATTGCTAATATTATTCACAATAATCTTAAATTTATCCTTTATTTTCTTTGTCTTTATATTTGCATTTATGTATTCTTCAAGATACTCAACTGAATCCTTTAATAACTCATATTGAGTAGGTGATAAATAATCTTCATGTAATTTATTAAAATAGCATATAATATTATCTTTTTCATTCAAAAGTACGTTATGTTCTTTATACAAAATATATTTATCATATAGGTCATTATATAATTTCCCATTATCTTTTTGATTTTTTAACCAATCTATACGATTATTTTTTGTATTTTCATTCAATAAAATATATGGACATATATTATATGCAGTTATAATATCTTTATGAAAAAATAAAAACCCAGGTAATTCTGGACATAACTCCTTTTCCTTAATAGAATATTCACTTTGAATTTCAGACATTTTTTGAAAGTCAATCTGTGCCTTTTGTCTTTTTTTTTGTAATTCATCCATTAATTCTAAAGAATTTGGTTTATTCTTTATTCTATGATACTCCATTGAATCATTTGTTCTTAAAATCCGTTTATATTCATTTTCTCGTTTTGTTTTACCTTTTACTATTTTTAATTCTTTCATTGCAATTTCCAATTCATTCATATATGTTTTTTTTCTTGAATTTAATTCATTAATGTAAGCGTCATCTGATACAGATATAGTTTTATTAATAATTTCTTGTATACTATTTTTTAAAAAAGTAATACGTTGATTTACTAAATTTTCATGCTCCATATTTCTTATCATACATGTATTCAATATTATTTTTCATTTTTTTTAACGTTTATCTAAAAATCATTTTTAAATTCAATTAATTCAATATTTAATATTTTGGATAGCTTCTCAACCTCTTTAATATCTCTATAAGTATGTTTATAAATTACCTTTTTTATTTTAGTGGAAGAAATAATTTTTAAACACGCCTTACAAGGACTCATTGTAGTATACAATATAGCATCCTCAAATTTACTTTGCGCATAAATAATAACATTCATTTCAGCATGAATAACTATATCATTTATTAAATTTCGATTCGTCCAATCAATAGCAGAATCATCCATACCTGAACGTAATGCATTATACCCAGTAGAAATAATACGCTTATCACTCATAGATACAAGAACTGCTCCCACTTTATTAAAGTCATTACTTCTCATTTTAATAACTTCTGCTATCTGCATAAAATACATATCCCATGATGGCCTTCCTCCAAAATTTAATACTCCAACTTCTCTATAATATTTTTGTACAGATATATCTCTTATCATTGCTGCAGTTATTTCATCATCAAAATAACCTAATTCTTTTCTTCTACCATCAACATAAATATATGAACCCCACATTTTTTTTAAATTATTATAGTATACACCCATATACTTTGAAGAAATACTAGATAAAGCTTTTTGATTATGTTTACTCTGTTTTAATGTAATTATTCTTAAATTACATTTTCTATTATCCAATCTATCTCCATTTATATAATCTACCACTTCATCCTTTCCTAAAACAATATTATCAAAATAGTTCAATATAAAATGAGACAATACAAACGACTTGCAACATATATATCCCCCCTTACTCATATACCAATTATATTTATACATATGAATATATATCTCTTTATCTATAATAATATCCTGATTCATTATCCTGAAAACATAATTACCATCATCATTCTTTATTCTATTAAATATACTTTTTATTTCACATATAACCAAAAAATACTGCGCCTTATTATTCTCTATACACATCTTTGTTTTAATAGCACTATCTAACGAATTTACAGTTGTTATATAATATGAATTAATACTTATAGACCTCTCTGGAAAAATAATGTTTGTATATAAATTGAACACATTTTCGCGTTTACAAATTCCAGAATGTAGTTCTTTGTTTTTGCGTAGAATTTCTGTGAAATGTTCATCTTTTGAGACATCATTCTTTACCATATTTTTTAAATGATATTTGTCTATCCATAAATCGTATTGATATGCGGCATCTGTTTCGTTTTTATAAAACATATGTATTGTTTTATTGTTGTGTGTAATATGTACACGCCATTTATTTCTATTTTTATCAAATATTACGTTATGATATTTGCTTTTTCGTATATTATTATAATCGGTTATAGGTCTTAAGTTTTCTCTTCTATTATCGAGTGTATTTTGATTAATATGTTCGATTTTTATATTTGGATGGTTTAAAATGTGTGCATAAATATACTCATGTAATAGCCATTTTGTATTGTTTATTTTACAATATACTTGTTTATCTTTATTGACATGCCATTTAAATGTATTTAAAGTATTAAAATCTTCATTGGAGATGTATATTTCATAACCATAATAGTATAATGTAGAGTAATTCATTTTAAAATAAATATTATATTATTTTAAATTCATTCTATTTTTAAATACGTGGTCAATTTTAAAAAAGTAATTTCTATATGTATAATATATGATTCCAGATAAACTATTTATTAACTTGAAGATTCTTGGCAAGATTCAGAAGAATGGAAGAATATCTCGTAGTATAGATGGTGTCATAGCATTAGAAAATGAAAGTTTTTATCAATCGATTAAGCGGTTTGTTACAAATGATAGCAGGCGTCAGTCTGTGTTTGAGATTAATAGTATTATTAATGAAACAATAGATTGTATGAATCACATTGTTAATTCTAAATTTATGAATAAAATGTATAGTAATACAGATGAATATTATAAAAATTGTGAAGATTTAAACTTGCTTGTTAAAGAATTAGCTTTATCCAAGACTGGGATTGAAAATTTAAAATTTACATACTCTGCAGATCCAAATGTAAATTCTCAACTTGATATCTTAATGATAAAGATAGAAAGTTCAATTAAAGATATACAACATAAATTAACTTATTTCCAATCTTTTTTACCAGAATCATATAGAAAAAACATCGAAGTACAACCCATTATTCCAAATTATTATATGAATGTATCCTCATCTTCTAATAGTATTCAACAGGGATATACACAAGGACAAGGCGCTATTAATGTAGAGTTCAATAGTGGGCAGAGTACATCTCAGACTCACAGTTATTCTCCAACATCTTATTTGACTCATGAAGAAAATATTGATATTCATATTAGTAATGACATGGATGATTTAGGTGAATTAAACGAAATAGATGATGAAACGATTATGGAATCTATTGTTTAATTTTTTTTTTTAAATAAATAATAATAAGATAATGAAATCGCTAGATTATACTTTAGAATCTTTACCTGGAAATCCTTTAGAACACCCTAATGCTATTTTACCATTAAATAATCCTGTATCCATTTTACAACAAACAAAAAGTCAAATTACAACAAATCCTTTTATTAAAGAACGTGATACAATAATTAATCCCACATTTAATAATATAAATGAAAATGTTTCAGTAACATTTATGGATATTTTAGATGATTTAATGAATAAACCAGATGATGAAACCTGGATTGATTATATTCCAAAAATTTTGTATAAAGATAATCGACTTAGTTATATAGCCGTTTTATTATTTTTTATAGCCCTTTATATATTATTAATTAAATAAATTATATAAAAGTAATATAAAGATAAGAATGTAGTAATAATATAAATGAAATTTAGGTATTGGACACTTTTAAAATCAGATACACATGGATTAGGAGTATTTGCAGCAAATAGAATACGAAAATACTCGTTTATAGATATTGCTGTAAGAGAAGACAAAAGTGTTACTGCACTTGCAATGTTATTAAATCATTCTTATAGGCCATCAGCTAAGATAATGTATAATTTTACAACAAAGACATATAATATTTATAGTATAAAAACTATAGATAAAGGTAAAGAAATAACGATTAATTATTATGCGACACCCTATTTTATTAGAAAATGTATATTATTAGATGAGGATTAATAATTTATGTGTACATAAATGAATAGTGAGTATCATGGTTATTGTGTGATTCTAAACAATCATCAATAAATTTTCTAGTTATATGAATTGTTTCTGTATAAACATGTTCATTTGATTCTTGATGATTATATTCTGTTTTATTTTTGGATTTTATGATATTTAAATTTGACGTATTATATTGCCCAGTTAAACATAAGTAGTTAATTTTACTAAATATTTTTTCTAAACATTTTTTAAGTTGTCGTACACCATCTTCTTTGGGTGTTTTTGAATCAATAATATATTTTAACAAATCATTATCTAAATTAATATATTTGTTCTTTTTAATATTAAGTGTATCTATAATATTAGGAATAATTTTATCCGACGCAATTGTTAGCTTTTCTTCAATGTTCGGACTATCAATATGAATGACTTTCATCCTATCTGATACAATTCTATCTACCTTGTCTATATCATTAAATGCAATAACAAATAACGCTTTGCTTAAATTAATATTAATATTTGATAAATAATTATCTTGAAATTTATCATTCTGTTCCTCATCCAAAAGATGAGTTAGAATTCCATTAATTTCTCGCATTTTATGCTCACTAATTTTATCAATTTCATCTAGATAAATGATTGGATTCATACAACCAGCATTTGTTAAAATTTCTACCAGTTTACCTGGCTTAGAACCAACATATGTCTCCGAATGACCAGTTAACACATTAACATCATTTAAACCTCCAAAATTAATTTGATAAAATGGCAATTCCAATGCCTCTGCTAATGATTTCAAAATTTTTGTCTTACCCACACCTGGCGCTCCACATAATGCTAATATATGACCCTTACTACATGGATTAGATATCTTTCTAGCTAGAAATTCCATGATTTCATCCTTAACTTTATCCATCTTATGAACCTTTCTATCCAAATGTTTTCTAACTTGTTTAAAATAATTATTAATCTTTTCCTCAGAATCATATACCCTCACTTTAAGTGGCTTATGTCGGCCAAATGGTAGATTAATCACTGTCTTTAACCACGCTTTACACTTTGCATAATCACTATTTCCTAACTTTTGCATCGTTTCATACTTGTCTAATAAAAATACCTTTGTTTCCTTGTCCACATTCAATAACATTATTTGTTGTTTCAAATCTAAATGTCCATCTTGTAACTTACGCTTCTTTTTAAATGCATTGATATCATTCTCAATATGTTTTAATTTTCTTTTCAACTTGTCTTCGCGCAAAGATTTCTTTGAATCTAAATTATTCATATCACTTGTTTGAGCAGGAGGAGGTAATTCCAATCCAGACATTGCTACCGATGTTGTAGATGGCAATGTACTGTATATCCATTCAATCGGACACATATCCTTTATTTCAATCCAATAAATCTCTTCTGGATTACGAGGATTCACTAACTCATCAGCCACATGCGCCATTGCACATATATAATAATCAACTCTATTCATAAACGAATCATATATAGTAACAATATCACCCTTTTTATAATTAATGTTCAAACACCAATCCCCCTTTAACATGATTTAAATATTGTAAAAACATATAACACATATTTAAATTCAATTTTTTTATACATCTCGAAACGCAATTTTGCGTTTATATACTATTATGATTGTGTTAAGCTTTTTGGCTTTTCTGGTATACGGGCTATTGGTTTAATTTTATTGATAACATAATAAAATGGATTTTTGATTGTATCATATACATTTTCTACGAATGAAATATGTTCCGTCATGTTATCATTTCCTTGTTTTACATATTGGATTTCTGTTTCTAATTTATCTAGGCGTTTGGCAATCTCTGTTTCCAGTCTGTCTAGTTGTGTGATAATTACATCTAGTTTATCTAAAACGAAATCTTTTGAACTTTCCATTTATCATACTATAATAAATTAAAATTATAATTAAAACAATTATTATAATATCAAAGATATCAGATAGACTTGTTGTTCTGGTTAATTTTATATATCTTTTATCATTTAGTTCCGGATATATTTTTTTTGATAACATTACAGCATTACTTACTGAAGATTCCATCGATGTAAATTTATAAAAACTTTTACCATTATGTGTACCTAAATTATACATATTTTTTATTTTATTATTCTCAAATGGTAAAAATCCTTTATTGGATGTTAAAATAAAAGCAGTATCTTTAGAAATCCATTTTTTAAGATGAATATCATAATAAACACCTGGCGAAATGATACTTTTTGTTGGCATAGGTAAATCAGGATACGCCTCTTTTAATTGTAGAAATATTTCATCAATTAATTCATTTGGCTCACATTCATTAGCTGTTTTTTTATTATTTGGTGATTTTTTATCATTAATTGTAACAGCTGTTGTTATAACTGTTTTTGATTCTGGTTCATTAAAAGACATATAATCAGTTAAAACAATAAAGGCAATTCCCCAAGAGGATTTTGGAAAACCATATATTTTATTAAGATTTAATGCTGTGTTCCAATGAAATGCAACTGGTATATAATCAATATAAGCAGTCTCAAGAGCATATTCTCTCAAATTTCCCCAACTATGCTGTATTTTAAATTTATCCACCATTTCCAATAAATTTTTAGGAGGAATTGCCATTACATAATGTTTTCCATAAACCGTTTCTAAGGGATTAAGAGTAATAGAAACAATTTCATCATTATTTATGTTAATATGTTTTATATCTGAACCTAAATAAAAATCAACATTTCTTTTTTCCAAAAACTCTCTCCATATTTTAAACAATCCTACATCATTTGGATATTTAGGCTGATATAATGAATAAAAAAATTGTTGATTAAATAATTGTAAAAATTCATGTAACGTATATTTATCTATACCACCTCCATCGGTCAGTTTACACACTCTATCTATCATCTCAATTGATTCTTCTTTAAATTTATTATCATATAAATAATCTTTTAAAATCGTATTCAACCCATGATAATCATTCACCATTAATTTCATAAATTCAAAACTTAATCTTAATAATTCTCCCCAAGATAGTACTGAAAAAATCGTTTCCCCACCAATTTCTGTAATTGAAAAATTATATTTTACAAATAAATCATGAAAATCAACACCCATTTCTTTTAATAAATCTATAAATACAGTATACGTTTCACTATATATTCTTGGACCATGTTCCGTAAATAATGTATTTACTCTTCTTACAGAATGACAACCTCCTATCACATTTTCTTTGTCTATAATTAAAACCTTTTTATTCAATTGACTAATACATTGCGCTAAGGATAATCCAGATGGCCCAGCACCTATAATGACAACATCATATACTTTATCTAATCCTCTATTCATTATATTAAATGAATAAAAAATTTTTTAATAAATAAATCTTAATAAACTAGATACATACATTATTCCTCATCTGCCCAATTTGTATCCTTTACATCCTTTAAGTTGTCAAAATCAATCTCCTTCGTCTTATCTACTAATTCAGAATTTAACTTTTCTACAGTTACGATTAAAACACCATCTGACATACTCGTAGTAATTGTATCCTTATCAACAAAAGAAGGAACTTTGACACGTCTCATAAAATACCCATGACGAAACTCAGAATAAACAGCCTTATATTCCGACTTATCATATAATGGATTAAATTTATTACCAGAAATCAAAAAGAATTGTTTACCTCTCAACTGAACCGTAATATCACTTTCAGAAACTCCAGCTAACTCAACATAAATAACATATGAATTATTACGTTCATATAAATTTACCTTTGGTGAATGTTGATACTTTTTCAAATTATCAAGCTCAAATAAAACCTCCTTAAAACTACGATATGGCTTATTAACAGATGTCTTTTTAACATGCTTATTAACCTTTTCTTGCTTTTTCTCCTTATCTACATTGTCTACAACTTGATTATCAGTCGTATCATCAATGCGCATGTCTTCCATTTTTCTATATCGTTTTAATATATCTTAAAAAAACTCTATTTTCAATTTTTTTTAACAAAATTTCCATCTATTATTACAATTATGACAAGTTACAAATGTTGTCGCAGGTTCATCGGCTGACCGGGTCTGTAATTGATAATAAGATGTCTTGTATGTTTTACATTTGCCACATTTAAACATACCTTGTATGTCTACATCTTGTGTATTAATAGCATACGCTTCCTCCCCATATTCCTTTACAAGTTTATTATATTTGAATGGAAATAATTGCTCCGCATTAAAAAAGACAAGTTCAAATTCAGTGAATTCCTTCTGAAAAAAACGATGAATTAAATCTTTATTTTCAAGATAACTATTCGGATTTAAATTAATATAAATCCTCACAGCCCTAGTAATATACATATATTTAAACATAAAATCCCACTCTTTACTAGGACACGTAGATACAGCATAATTAAAAATACCCCTCTCCAAATTTAAAGAAAACTTTTGAATTTCATCCCCAGAATATGTATATGGCTCTTTATTATACTCTAATAATAACTTGAAAAACTTATTATACACATTCTCTCTATATGGATGTTTAGGAATAAATTCGTCAAAACATAACGAAATATTTTCTATATTCTTAATTTTTCTCTTATATGGCATTTATTATACGTAATAACCTTAATTTATTAATAACTTTTCATTTTTAAATTATTTTATATTCTTAAATTAATTTATTTTCTTATAATATAATATGTCAAGATTATCATTTTCAGATTATTTCTTAGATTCTGAACCATCCACCCCAGAATTACCCGATATCGAAATGAGCGATGAAGAATATGACGCTTCAACTACAGATACAGTCGACTTGTTACAACAAAAAGAAGATTTGAAAAAACAAATTAAAAACGAACAAAATCCAGATAAACGTAAAGAATTACAAAATACACTCAGAAATATACTAGAACAACTAAACTTGAAAGAAGAATCCGAAGGATCTGACGTCAGCACAATGACATCCGAAGACACCACATCTTTCTTTAAAAATTTATTAGGAGTCCCACCACCTACCATTACAACAACTGCACCAGAAGGCACCCAAGAACAAATTAGCTCTCCTCCCCCATCTCCAAAAAAATCCAAACGCAAGTCAGTCAAGAAATCAAAGTCTAAACGCAAGTCTCCAAAAAAATCCAAACGCAAATCAGTCAAGAAATCAAAATCCAAACGCAAGTCAGTCAAGAAATCAAAGTCTAAACGCAAGTCGGTCAAGTCCAAGCGCAAGTCCGCAAAGAAATCAAAGTCTAAACGCAAGTCGGTCAAGTCCAAGCGCAAGTCCGCAAAGAAATCAAAGTCTAAACGC